GGAACCACCCGCCGGTCGTTTACGTTTGAGCGGAAGTTCGCAGACCTTGCTACGCCAGAGTATCACCGCTATACCGGCTGTGAGGTCAATGCGCTGTCTCTCAGCGTATCGCCAAACTCCATGGTGACTTGCACCTTTGGGATCATTGGCAAGGACCTGACGACTAATACGACTCAGGTGGCCTCTAGCACTTACAGCGCAGACTTAGGGAACACTCCCTTCGACTCCTTTACCGGGTCAATTACGGAGGGAGGCTCCGCAATTGCTACGGTAACGGCTCTTGAGCTGAACCTTGAGAACGGCATTGAGCCTCTGTTCGCGGTCGGCTCAGCCACGACTCAACGTCCCGCTATCGGCAAGTCTCGGGTCACGGGTACGCTGACGACCTACTTTGAGTCTAAGGCTCTGTACGACAAGTTCCTTAACGAGACTAGCAGCAGCATCGCTCTGACCCTCACTGATGTAGACGGTAACGACTACCTGATTGAAATCGGTAACGTTAAGTACAACTCTGGCCAGCCGGATGTCTCTGGCGAGGGCGCTATCACCATCGCTATGGATTTCGTGGGGCTCTACGATTCAGCAGATGCGTCTAACATCGTGATCACGCGAACTGACGCATAAACCATAAAAGGGCGGGTTTATGGAGTTTGACAATCTGGCTACCTCGGTAGCGCACGAGGCCGGGGCAGAGGTAAATATCCTCTCCCCGGTCGATGGAAAGCCAACTGATGTGTTTATCACCATCATGGGCGCTGACTCTAAGGAGTGGCGTAAGCAAAAGAAGAAGCAAACCACCGCGATCATTTCAGCGAAGTCTCAGGACAAGTTAGACGAGCTGGACTATGACGCCATGGACGTTGAGGCCCTTGTAGCCATCACTATTGGCTGGAAGGGGATCGTTCAGAAGGGGAAAGAGTATAAGTTCAACAAGAGCAATGCTAAGAAGCTCTACGAGAACGCCCCTTCTGTGGTGTCCCAGCTTCTTGATTTTGTGAGTCACAACGCGAATTTTACCAAAGGCTAATTGATGAATTCGTCCTCTATGGACGTTGGATGATGTACGTCCACGCGAAACCGGAAGGGTCTTCAGTTAGCCGATACGAAACCCTGAAGCAGGTTGAGAAATCGACAGGGAGAACGCCTAAAGAGCTTGAATCTGCCCCGCAGCTATCAGATATCCATGGAGATGTCTTCGAAGCGTATATGGCGTTATCGGAGTATACTTATGGAGAGGTAGAGAGCTACATTAAGCTTACAGGTAATCAGCTTGCTAGCTGGGAAGTGGAAGCCATAATGGTATTAGCCAAGTATCGCGGGGTAGAGCCAATATGGCCACTGAAGTAGGAACGCTAGTCCTTAAGATGGACACCCGAGAAGTAGAACTCGGGACAACTGACCTTAAAAGCGCACAGAAGGCTGCGGCTAATCTTGAGAAGCAAACCAAGAAGCTAGGCGGTCAAGTCATTGATGCTCGCTCTAAGTTCCGTGCAATGCGGGGCTCTACCGCTCAGCTTGGGATGCAGATTCAGGACGTTGCTATCCAAGCCCAGATGGGAACGAATGCGTTTGTAATTCTTGGCCAGCAAGGCTCTCAGATCGCATCTCTCTTCGGCCCTGGTGGTGCCCTCCTTGGTGCAGCGATAGCTATTGGCGCAGCTATGTTTAATGTCGCGTCCAGCTTTGGCGATACGGCAGAAGAAGCCGAAGACTTGAGCAGACGGCTTGATGAGCTAGGAATAGCTTTCGCGGAGCTTACAAGGGAAGAACGAGCCTATATTGCTCTTAAAACAAAGTCCCGAGTCAAAGAGCTGCGGACGGAAATTGAAGAGTTAAGCGAAAACATTGAACTATCGAAAGGCGGAGTATTAGGGCTAACTCAAGCAATCTTCGCGTTTACGACTGGCTTAGATGAAAACAGGCTGTCAACTCAAGAGCTTATCGGTAAACGCCAGCTATTACAGAGAGAATTAAACCAAGAGCTAGGGGTCCTCTCAGGCGTATCGTCATCGTATACAGAGCTGGTTAGGCAGCTTGAGGAAGAGATCGAGCTGGTTGGCCTTAGCGAAAAGGCCATCGCGCTTAGGCGCGCTGAGCTTGAAGATATGTCTTCTGTTCAGAAGCGACATATCGCAGAACTCTACGATCTAAAGACAGCCCGAGAAGATGAGCTAGAGGCTACAAAGAAGCAGATAAAGGCAGAGAAAGAGCTGCAAGATTTGTTCAATCTGATTCTTGATCGGAGACTTCGTACCGCAGAAAGGTCTGCTCAGAAGCAAGCGAAAGCTGAGTCAGATTTGCAAGACTTATTTAATACAATAGCTGACAATCGCCGAAAAGATCAGGACCGGCAAGAAGAGCGAGAAGAAAAGCTTCAGGAGTCCTTCAACGCCCGATTAGAGCGCAGGCTTGAAAGTCAACGGGAGGCGGCAAAAGAAGAGCGCCGCATCGAGGAGACTAAGAATCAGAGCTTGCTAGAAGCATCCGATTCACTTTTAGCTAATCAATCTGATCGAAAGAAGGAAGCCGCACGGCTGGCAATAAATCTCGCTGATGCAGAGAAGCGGGAGAATGCGAAGCAGATTATTTCTGACTCCTATGCTGCTGCAATGAAAGCCTATAAGGCTATGTCTGGAATCGCCTTCATCGGCCCTGCATTGGGCGCTGCGGCTGCTGGAGCGATCATTGCTGCTGGGGTGTCTTTCTCAGCTAAGAGCCTCACAGGGCGCGCTCTAGGCGGTCAGGTACGCCCTGGCGAATCCTACATGGTCGGAGAGCGTGGCCCTGAGGTCCTAACGATGGGCGGTGCTGGTGGACGGATTGCTACGAATGAATCCATGCGCTCCGGCGGAGCAAGTCTTGTGTACTCCCCAACGGTAAACATTACAGGTGGCGCGACTGAGCAAGACCGCGCCATATTCACCGCCCAATTGCGCCAGCAGAAGGCAGAGATTGCCGACCTTCTAGCACGGAGACGCTTCTAATGCCGCTAACGATGCCGACTACTAAACCGACGCAGACCGAGTGGTCTATCGTTTCTAACGCTCGCACCTTTGTCTCACCCCTTACTGGTGCAATCCAGACGGCGCAACGGACAGGTAATCGCTGGCGGGTTACGCTCTCCTTTGAGAACCTATTCGATTCCGAGCGGGCCGTGATGCAGGCGTTTTTGTCCCAGCTTACGGCTACAGCGAATAACTTCTTCCTAGAGGATCATTCGTACTCTCGCAGGGCGGATGGAGCAGGAACCCCTCTGGTAGCTGGTGGGAGCCAGTCAGGTAACGAGATCATCATTGATGGCTGGACCTCTGGCACCTACGCATTCCTGGCGGGTGATTTCTTTGAGGTCAACGGTGAGCTAAAGATGTGCGTGGCAGACGCCACCATCTCAGGAGGATCGGCTACCGTGGACTTTGTTCCTGAGCTTAGGGCGTCTCCTGCTGACAACGCGGCAGTGACGATATCTAATCCGAAGGGCATCTTCCGCCTGATTAGCCCGCAGACAACGTGGAGTAACCGATCACCGCGCATTTCAAACTTCTCCTTTGAGTGTGTAGAGGATGTGATCGCATGAGCCGGGGGCTAAGTTCTGCGAACATTACGGCGGTTGACTCTGATGTCGTCCGCCCTGTGGTATTCGTAGAGCTTCACTACGATTCCGCGACCCTTTTTCTCCATGACAATATCGGCGAGATAACTGCGGATGATTGGGATGGCACCTCCCGCACATGGTCAGGGCTAGGTGATTTAGGCTCGATCTCTACCATTGAAGAGGGCAGCGAGATTTCGCCCTACAAGATCGACCTTGTGCTGTCTGGTATTGATACGACTATCGCGTCTAAGGCGCTGGGGAAAGAGACCGGCTTGCGGGAAGTTTATGTTTTGATTGGGTTTATTGGCCTTGATCGAGTGGTCGTAGATGATCCCCATCCGATGTGGTCTGGATTGGCTGACGATATTCAGATGGCGATAGGGTCCGAGTCAGTGATCCGGGTGTCCTGTGAGTCAAAGCTAGCGGCCTTTGAGAAGACCAATGGGCGTCTACAGAATGACGCAGACCATCAGGCTGAGTTCAGCGGCGATCTGTTCTACAAGTATCTTCCCCAAATGGTAGAGGCCAAGTTCCGCTGGGGTGGGAAGACGCAAACCTACGGGACGGGCGATCCTACCGCTGGCCTGCTTGGTGGTCGAGGGCCGGGGAACATTGGGCTGTGACCAGATTTGAGGCGGTCAAAGCTGCGGTTCGTAAGTTTGAGGACTCGCCCTTTGAGTATGGCGCCTTTGATTGCTGCGAGTTCGTCAGGGAAGTAGCGACCCTATACCGGGGGCAGGACCCAGCGCCAGAGCTGGTCTATATGAGTGAGCGAGAGGCCATCCAGATCATCGCAGAGGCAGGCGGTCTCTCAGAGCTTATGACCTATGTGTTCGGCACCCCTGTTAAGGCAGACGATGCTGAGGTAGGGGATGCGTTAAAATTGAAGCTGCCTAAGACCGGAGAGGTTATGGGTGTGCGGGTCCCTGATGGAGCCCTAGTCCCTGTGATGAGGGGGCTTCTGAAGGTCGATCTTCGCTACGCGCTTGAGGGTTGGAGAATCTAATGGCCGAAACAGCGGTTATATCATCAATCATTGCCGCCGCTAAGGGCGCATCGGCTACGACTGTTGCTGTGACAGCGGCTACGGCTGCTGCGGTCGCTAGCATTGCCATCTCCAGTTATCAGGCAAAGAAAGCGGAAGCAGACGCCAGAAAGGATGGCGCAAGGGCTCCGCGTGATATAACGGTCAGGAGTGCTATTGAGCCTGCCAGAATTATCTATGGTCAGGCGCGAACCTCTGGCCCTGTGGTCTACACCAATACCGCTCCGACGCCTGGAACTAGCGATAACTCAACCCTCTGGACTGTCATTAGCCTCTGCCAGCATGAGATCGAAGATATTACGGCCATTTGGCTAGATGGTGACGAAATCCCATCATCAATCATTGACTGGTCCGGGACTGGAGGGGTCACTTCTGGCACCTACGGCCCTATTGGGTCTAATCAGGTTACGAACTTTTATCGCCGTTTAGGAACTAGCACGCAAACCCATGTCACGCAGCTAGCCACAGCATTTACGGACTGGACCTCTGCTTATGACGGGAAAGGGGTTGCGTACATTGTCTGCGCCTTTGAGCTTGGAACTGCAACGGGGGAGGGTGTCTGGGCTCAAGGCGCCCCCCAGAACATCAGAGCTGTTATCAAGGGCAAGAAGCTCTACGACCCCCGCCTTGATTCCACGCAGACAGGCATTCCGGGCTCTGGCTCTCACCGTCTAAACGACTCGACAACGTGGGAGTGGTCAAATAACCCCGCCCTCTGTGTCGCTGACTATCTCCATGACTCCCGTTTAGGGATGGGTGCAGAGGGCATCACCTACGATGATATTGATTGGGAGATGGTCGCTACGGCAGCAGATGCCTGCGATGTAACCGTATCCACCCCTGGAGGCAGTCAAAAGCGCTTCACTTGTAACGGAGCGATCTCCACGGAAGAAACCTACGTCGAGAACATTAGGCAGCTCCTATCCTCTATGGGAGGAAGCCTTACATGGTCTGGCGGTAAGTTCCGAATCCGCGCTCTAGCCTATGAGGCGCCGACCTACTCCTTTACGGGTGATGACGTTATCGGGGATATACAGATTCAGCCTGAGACGAACCGTAGCCAGCGATTCAATCTGGTGCGGGGGACCTTTATTGATCCTGACTCTGATTACGTCGCCACAGAGTTTATCCCGGTTGAAAACACCAGCTTTAAGAATACGCGGGATGATGGGCAGAGCCTGAACAAGCAGATCAAGCTGCCGTTTACCAATGATGAGTACATGGCCCAGCGGTTAGCGTTTAAGCAGCTAAACGTAGCGAACCAGCAGATGCGGTGCATCGTCCCCATGAACTGGAAGGCAATGAAGGTTGCCGTGGGTGATCGCATCCAGCTATCGGTTGACGAGCTGAGCTGGTCAAACAAGATATTTGTGGTGGAAGGTTGGCAGTTCACGCCTGAGAGCGGCTATAACCTAACCCTTCAGGAGGATAGCTCCTCTTCCTACGCCGATCCTACGTCTCCTGGGGATTACTCCACCCGTACCCTTGCTGGGGTAGTCAGCTTCGCAGATCAGGCTGTATCCGCCCCCTCTGGCCTTGCAGCGTCCTCTGAGGAGGAAGCAATCGCCCTGGAGTGGGATTTACCGCCACGGCCCTCTGGCTATGACGAGATCGCTGTCTACGCCTCTGCAAGCTCTGCATGGTCTGGTGCTAGTGAGATTGCTAGGACGAGAAGCAGTACGTTCCGCCATGAGCTAGCAAACGGGACGCAGCGTTACTATTGGGTGAGGGCGGTTGACGTTGATGGTCGAGAGTCGATCCGTAACCCTGACTCGGACACCTCTAGCATTCAGGCTACGGCTGGGCAGATCAGTACGTCGCAGCTAGATGACGATGCTAACTTCGCCCTAACGGCTAACTGGCCGAACGTAACGGGTCCTGGCAGGCCAGAAGATAATGCAACTGAAAACACTGGAGCCCTTGCGGACCTAGATACGGTAGGGACCGATGAGATAGACGATAGCGCCATCACCTTGGCTAAGTTTGCGTCTAGTCTCAGTCCGGTTCAGGTGGTTTCCAGTCTCCCAGGGACGGCGGCAGAAGGCGATATGGCCTATCTGACCACGGATAACAAGCTCTATCGCTACAACGGGACAGCGTGGATCAAAGCTGTAGACGGGGCAGATGTTTCGTCAGGTACGCTTCCAGCATCCGCAATCGTCGCTAACAGTATTACGGCTGGGCAGATTCAAGCAGGAGCTATTGGCGCCACTGAGATCAGCGTTACGAATCTCGCAGCGATCAGCGCAGACCTAGGGACAGTAACAGCGGGCTCTCTTGCATCCAGTCTTATTACTGGAGACATCGCAACCTTCGTAACCTTCGCGGATACGTCCTCCCAGACGGTCATTGAGGACGATGGCGAGACCGTGATCCAGACATTCCTACTCCCCGGGAACAGCCTTGGACTACAACCGATCATCATTGCTAGCGCCTATTTTAACTACAATACGGCGATGGATCAGGATGGAGCGCTGGTCTTTAGGGTGAGGCAGGGACAGAACAGTACAAGCGGGACGGTAGTTTCCACCCTGATTATCCATACTCGTAGGGAATCAGGCGTGATTGAGTCGGGGTCAATCAATATTCTTGGGGTGGATTCCGAAAAGACGGCCAATCAGTATTACAGCATCACCGTTGACGTAGACTCTGGGAACATTTCGGACGGGGCTACGTTCTCCAATGTCCGTGGCGTAGTGATCGGAGGCCGATAATGTACG